TAGGATTATGACTCAATTCTATCAAACCCCTTGTAATGAAAGCGAGATAACCGATCCTGAGTTTGATGATTACACAGTAGGTGCCAATATCATAGTGAACCCATCATTCACAGGTAGCGCAACTGGTTGGACTTTAGGTGCTGGTTGGACTTGGGTTTCAGGAGACAAAGTTCAGCACACGACAACCTATACCGATACTATGTATCAGACTGGTTCAGGGTTTGTGGACTGCCAGATTTACCGTATTACCATTGACATAACTAGGACTGCTGGTTCGGTAAAGGTCATTTTGGGAACTGGCATTTATGAGACTCAGTCTCAAGATTTAGATGAAACAGGTTCTTATACTTTTGACCTATATTATCTTGATCCATCAGTTGATGAGATATCCATTGAGCCTACTTCTGATTTTGCAGGTACTATTAATTCAATTGAAGCAAAGCGATTGACTTGGAGTTATTGGGATCCGCAATGCTCTTGGTATTTGGATAATGGCAAAGCTTGTTGGAGGGATGGTGGTTCTAGTTCACTTATTGAGATTGTACCTAACTACATACTACAAAACAAATACTATAAGTTTGAAATATTTGTAGAGGGTCTTATATCAGCTATACAAGTCGGGATTTCTGATATTTATGTTAACTTATCAAATGGAGCAAATACATTTTATGTGACTCCAACTGTTGATGGTGTTATCACTATAGATACGCCATTTGATCAAAGTGATACTGTATGCATTAGTGACATAAATATATATGAGCTGAAGAAAGATTATTATTTGGAGCTTGTTTCTTCCAATGGCACTGAATATGATGTATCAGATTCAATTGAGTATTATAATGAATTTGTAACCATTGATTTGGATATAAATTCTTATGAGCTTGCAGATGATTGCTATACATTGAATATGTATGACCAGTGCATAGTGACCTCGGATAATTTGATTACCAATCCTGATTTCGTTTTAGGCTTTACCGATTGGATTAAGAATAATTCAGGGACTCAATATTCGATTGTGGCCGACCAATTGGTTATGAACTTCAATCCTTTTGGAATCGGTGACACTGATTATATCACCAATGGTAATTTCAGCAGCGGTGCGGCTTGGACTATCAATGCAGGATGGACCATTGCAGGTGGCAAGGCGGTGCATACTCCTGGCAACACTGGAACGATGTTCCAAACCTTAACGCTTCCTGCTCCACCTCCACCGGGATTGGGTTTCAATTATTGGGTAGGATTCACGGTTTCCAATTGGACAGCAGGAACCATAACTGTTAAACTGGGAACCAATCCGACAGGAACGACATATACCTGGAAGGGTAATGATACATTCATACAATTCTATGGACCTAAGCAAAGCGGTTCTGTTGATATCATATTCACTCCTTCCACTTTATTTGATGGCGAGATTGATGATGTCAAGGTGGTTAAGACAAACCATTCAGGCGTGGCTTTGCTTTATCAGCCTGCCAATCCAATAGTTGGTGCAGGAACTTATCAAACCGAATGGGAAATAGTTTCCAGCACGGATTTGGGAATATCAGCCAAAGCCTATTTAAACCAACCCAATGCCACCGCTCCTGCTTATCAAAGTGCTGCTGGAACTTATAGTTATACGCAGACATTGGTATCCACAGGCGGTAATTATTGGATTCTGGTAAACTTCGGCAAGACCGACCCGAATTATATCCAACTCAACTATGTGGAAGGAAGTATTACAATTGATAATGTAAGCCTTCAAAAAATCGAACCATTTGAGGCTACCTATGCAAGCGAGTGCATTCAATACAATTCCAATGGATTTGCACGAACCAAGATGATAGTGGGTTATTGTGATCAAAATGCTCTTGGGTTTGACTTTGAGAATACAGGATTCAAGCTTATGCATCGTGCCGAAATCAGAAGTCTCAACCCTAATTATCCAAGCACCAGCCAAATCATGAAAACTGGCAGGGGTAACGACCGTTTCGTTTATGGAGAATTGCAGAAGTATTGGCAGGTAAGCACGGATTTCGCTTCGGAAACTTTCCATGATACAATGGCCGCAATTCTTATCTGCGATCACTTTGAAATCGGAGATACGGAAAATAATACCATAGAATATTCGCCAACTGGTGATGAATATTCGCCTGAGTGGAATGCGGATGGTTCTTATAGTTTGGCAACTGTCAGCTTCCAAGTAAGGGTAAAAGAAAAGGGTCAGGTATTCAATCGGCACATTTAATTGATTATATTTGCAACAACTGGTGCCAAATCGGGTGAGGCATTAAGTAATCCCAAGAACTCAATCTAAACTCAAAAAATCTATTGCTCTCATGGCAACTTGTTTGAATTACAACTGCGAGGCTCTTGGCGATCACGAAGTAGCCACGTTGACCTGTAAAGGTCCGCGCCCTTCTGGTATTTCCGAAGTAGTCCTCATCCTTTGCGGTAACGCTCTTACCGACCCTTCCGATGGTACTGAAATCAATGCCTTAATCGCTGCTGGCGATGCTAAATTGGTTCAGCAGATCCGTATGGGTATCGGTCAAGGTGAAGCCACCTTATCACCTAAGACCACTGCTTGCGGTCTTCCACAGGTGCTTAACATCACTTACAGCGGTAACATCATCGACTATTCGTGGAACACTACCAACTTTGACTTCTGGACAACCTTGGCAAGCGGTTATACAATCGCCGGTGCCGTTGCGCGTCTATGTCCTAAGACTGGTTTCGATGATGAGTCAGTTTATCTTGATGGTGAAATCGCCTTCTCAGGTGGTGCCGTTATCGTGGATACTGATGAGGAGCCAGCACGTTTCGAGTTGACCTTTACCTATAAAGGCAACATCAGCTTGATCCCTACCCCAACAGGAGTATTTAGCGCATAATCAGTGGAACTATGACCAGAGGCATCTTGCTGATGGCGTGGGGAAAAAGGGGCTATGGATTCATGGCCCACAACCTCGCGGTTTCCATCAAGCACCACAGCCCTGGCATACCCATCCACCTTATAGCTACCGAACGAGTTCTGAAGGAAGTCACCGACCGCTCGATGTTTGACACCATTGAGACTTTGGATGGCGATCCTTCAGACCCCGGTAGGTATAAAGCTGACATTTACGATTTAACTCCATTCGACTCCACGCTGTTCTTGGATGTCGATGGTATTTGCATGCAGCCTGTCGAACCTTTGTTTGATAGGCTTGATGCTTCTGACGCGTACTATGCGACCTTTATCAATGAGGTCTATGACATCAACAGCCCTAACATCCTGCCTCAGATGTGGTGGGCATATCGCGAGGACATTTGGCAGCACTGTGGCTTTGACCATCAGACCAAGTTCCCTGCCACCCAATCCAGCATCCAATACATCCGCAAATGTGATAAATCAGCTGAGATGTATCGGATATTCAAAGCAGAGATGGACAACCCCATACCTTTGCAGCGACTTCGCAATAAGTGGGGAGGTGGTCAGCCTGATGAGCTTTATCTGAATATCGCCTTGGCAAGGATGGGTGAATGGCATCATATCGGTGAGTCATGCATGTACTTCGGCAACACGGCAGCCCAAAGACCGCATCAAATCGCTGAAACTTATACCTTCTTGAGCCTATTCGGCAACCGTTCCAACATCAAGCCGATGTACTGGGACTATTACGACAGGGCTTTGATGAAGATGCAAGGGCAGAGAGGACAGCGACATATCTTCAAGGGTCATTTGCTTAGAAGCGATAAGATTGCCAATATCAGTTCACCCAAGACCAAGGTAGTTCCTCCAACCATTTCTAAAATTGGCGATAACAATAGAATCAAGCTTCCAGGCAAGGTGGCAGTTTTTACGAGCTACTTTGAGCAGAAGTTTGGAGACAGGCAACGTGAGTTAAGGCAGGCAATGAATCTTAACTGCGAATGTCCCAGCATTGATGTAATTTATAATCTTGGCGCACCTTGGGATCATCCGAAGGTGGTAAATGTGGAAGGTTATGACCGCCCGACTTACACAGAGTTCATCAGCTTCATGCAATCGGTCGAGGCGGATTACTATATCTTGACCAATTCTGATATTTATTTAACTACCGAGATTGAGGATATTAAATCGCTCAAAATGGATCAGAGCGTATTATGCCTAAGTCGCTGGGATGTGCTTCACAACGGCAATGCCAAGCTATTCGATTATGAATGGACTCAAGACACTTGGATATGGAAAGGCAAGCCTACAACGCTTAGGAATGTTGATTTCACTATGGGGCTACCTGCCTGCGACAATCGCTTGGCTTATGAAATAGCTCAGGCTGGATTGAAACCCATCAACCCAAGCAAGGACATAAAGACTTACCATCTGCACTTATCCAATAAGCGAAGCTATACGCAGCGCAACAGGTTGGAAGGTGCGACCTTGCCATTGGCTCCGACCAAGGCTGATTTATACAAAAAGAAGCGTTTACTTATCAAGCAACCGGGGAAAGTAGGTGACTTATTGATAGTGTTACCCATTGCCAATTGGTATTATGAGCGTGGATTTGATGTATTTTGGCACTGTCCGAAGCAGTATCATTCCTTGCTGGCTTATGCCGATTATGTCAAGCCTATTGAATCAGACCGAGGCAATTATGATAAAGTAATTGATTTGAGTTTTGGCATAGACCAAAAAAGTCCAATCCATTACCGATGGATCAAGGAGCGCAGGAACTTGGATAGCTTTGTCACATACAAATACCGATTGGCAGGAGTGCCGTTGACCGAATTGAGAAACCTTAAATACGACCGAAATGAAATATCTGAAATGGCCCTTTATAATGCTTTGGGAATTGATAGTAGTAGGCCTTACCATGTCGTTCACAGTAATAGTGACTACGGCAGTCCTGCTGATATTCTGGTTTCAGACAATGTGGTCAAGTTTGAAAAGGTGGGCGATTTCACAATTTTTGATTGGAAGAAAGTCCTAGAAGGGGCAGCCTCGATTCATTGCATAGATTCTAGCTTGGCCAATTTTGTCGATGCTATCGATACCAATGCCGAGCTTCATTATTATATTACCGATAAAGTACCGCATCAATCCGATAGGACCATACTGACTAAAAACTGGCAGAGATATGATTTGGCAAGAGTTTGATATCACCTTAAGCGACAAGAAGCTTGATGAGATGGGAATTGACAAGTTCACCGAAAGCAAGGTGATGGTGGCGTTGGAGAATGTGTATTCATTCCATAAATCCTACAACGATAACAGCGATGAGGTGGTTTTGATATTCTTCATCAATGGCGATTCCATGCAAGTGAATTGCTCCTATGAAACCATGAAAAAGATAATGAAATGCAGATAGCACAGCACCTGATGCCGAATGGCATGGGAGCGCACAATGACTTCAGAGATGCCATCACCGACCTCATCAGAACCAAGAAGCTTGAAAAAATCATTGAAACGGGCAGTTATCTTGGTGAGGGAACTACCCAAGGCATTGCTGATGCTTTGGTGGGAGATGAGCAAGTCTATTCTATCGAAGTTAACCCACGCCACTACGAAGCTGCAAGAAAGAGGCATCGTAATTCGATTATCACTTTCCTTCTTGGTCTATCTGTTAAGCGTTCTGATATTCCCACTGATATTAGTTTCGATGTTCCTGATGATATCGTTATTGACCATCTTGACCATAACAGGGACATTCTCTATCGACAAGAAGTAAGCTTCAAGGTGCCAGATGAGATGCTTTATTTTGCTTTGGCTAAATTTGACTTCAAACCTGATCTTGTTATCTTGGACAGTGCCGGTCACATGGGGCTTATTGAGTTCAAATATTTGATGGAGAGGGTGGAACCAGGCTTCTATTTAGCCTTGGATGATACCAACCATGTCAAGCATTACCATACATGTGAAAGCCTTAAGACCGTGGATTGTGACCTGATATGGTCAACAGATCAGGGCTTCGGCAGTCGCATCTATTACATACGATGAGATACGCTTTAACCATAGTTTACAACGCCAAGCACCATCTTCTTCACAAGGATTTTGCCGAGCGCATGGTTTCCATGTTCGACAAGTGGGTTATTGTGGAGGGATTCAGCCGCAATGGTGGCTCAACGGCTTGGTGTACTCCCATCAGACCTCCATCGCAATCCACCGATGGAACAATTTTGACTTGTCAAGATTTGGCAAGTCAATATCCGACAAAAGTATTATTTGCCACATCCCAAACAGGATGGGCCAGCAAGGATGCGCAGGTCAACAAAGGAATCGAACTGCTTCAAGGCAATCCTGATGGATGGCTTTGGCAGGTGGATGCCGATGAGCAGTGGACTGAATCGGACTTGACCGAGGCTGAAACTATGCTTGGTATAGGCTCAAATACTGCTGGAGGCTTTCAATATTATCATTATCTTTGCAAGGATAGCGATGGAAGACAGTTGGTGGGGAAAGGATCTTGGGGCGATGGCATTAGTACACGATTGTGGTGGTGGCATGGACAAAAGTTCAAAACCCACGAACCGCCAATCATGGAAGGTCAAAATGGCTACAAGGTCTTACCGCAAAAGTATCATCACTACTCTTATTACTTTGAACAGGATGTGGAATTCAAAAGCAGGTATTACAAAGGTTATAGATCCGTGCTGGCTAATTGGAGAACCCTCCAAAAGCGCAGATTCGACTATCCCATATCTGCAAAACTTCTGCTCGGTTCAGGTACTTCGGTTGACCTCACTAACTCTTATATAACTACACTATCATGAAAGGATGTTCATCATGCGGAGGTAGTAAGCCTAGGACTAGGCCGAAGCCACCCACTAAACCCAAGTTCTAATGTTAACCCCTGAGCAGTTATCCTATTTGGTCGATGAAATAACATCGATTCGTAATAAAGGGCAGAAGTCCAAAGGCATATCACTTTTTCGACAGGAAGAAGAGATATCGCAGAATGTTCCTGACTTCTTTCCCGGCTATGTATTGTCGGTGAAATGGCTTGACCAAATCAGGATACATGCTCAAAAGGGGGTTTTCCCAAGTCTATTATTTGCCAAGAATGCTCCCAACCAGACTCCCAAGGAGTTTGAATATGTTCGGGCCAACTTCAAGCAAACCACTCTTCAGGTATTCAAGGATATGGTCGATACCTATGGCCGAGCTTATCATGAGAATAACTGGTCCATCACTTATGCGCCCGATGCTGACCAATATGTCAACAGCGATACCACATTAGCCAAGTACCTAGATCAGGACTTTCCAGTCTATGGCTCCTTAGATAATTTCGTGTTCACATTCCTGCCTCCATTGAAGTTAATGGATGCAATGGGAGTAGTTGCGGTGATGCCTTATGAACTTGACACGGTTGAAATCGAAGGCGAGGAAGTATTGAATCCTGATGAATTGGTTGATCCTTATACCAAGTTCTACCATACCACCAGAGTGCTGGCATTTGATGAGGAATTCGCCATCATAGAAAGTGATGAACGCTCCAAGGTTGAATACAATAACAAGGAGGTGATGGATGGAATCGTTTATCTGATATTCGATGATGAATGGATTTACAAGGCTGTCCAAGTCGGTAAGAAGGTGGACTATCAGTTTGAATTGGTGCCATACTTCAACCATGCCACAGGTATGCTTCCAGTTAAGCGAGTGGATGGAATCAGCATCCAAATCGATGAGGTGATGATGCAGCAGAGTCCATTTCTATACGCCACGGATGTATTGGATGAGGTCCTGTTGGATGCGGCTTTGCTTCGTGGAATCAAGCCGACCTGCACCTATCCATATCGCGTAATGATTGGAGACCCTTGCCAGTTCCAGATCAGGGTAGATGGCGAGAACCTGACTTGCGATGGTGGCTTCCATTACCGCATGGATGGTTCCAAGAGCATCTGTTCGGAGTGTAGCGGTTCGGGATTAAAGGACAGAATCAGTCCTTATGGAACCTTGCTCATCAAGCCTCAGACAAGCACTTCCCAAGGAGATAACATCAGTCCCGATTCGGCTATATTCTACGCAGCACCATCGACTGAAACGCCCCGATTCTTGCGTGAGGAGATTGCTCATAACATGAACCAAGCCTATGACATTCTACACCTCAAGAAAACCAATAACAAGGTACAAGGCGGTGAAGGCATCACAGCTACCGAGGCGGCATCTGACCAAAAGGCACTCATTGCTGGAATCAAGCAGAACTGCATGCAGCTGTTTGATATGTACCAATGTGCATCGATATGGTTGGATTGATGCGATATGGTGAGAACTACCGCCAGCCTACCATCAAGCGACCTGTGAACTATGACTTCTATTTGGAGTCGGATTACCTGGCTCAGATCAATGAAGCCATCATGGCCAAGCAGCCTCCTTTCGTGATTCAGTCCATCATTTATAAATACTTGCAGACTCTTTATTATCCTGATGTGCAGGGTCAGCAGATATTCAATTTAATCAGCCAAGCAGACCGATTACTTACCATGACTTTGGATGAGATTAATCTGAAGCTTTCCAAGGGTCTGGTGGATAAATGGGAGGTCGTTCTGCATGACTCGGCTATCAACTTGGTTAATAGTTTGATGATGGAAAACCCAGCATTCTTTGAACAGGATTTTGAAACCCAGTTGGCTCAGTTGATTGAGCGTGCCAAGAACATCGCTGCCAATATCCAGCTGACTACAGCTGCTCCTTTCAATGCCCAATCCTTAGTTAGCAACATAGTAGCAGGCATCTAATGGCAACGATTAGTGAGCTGATAGCTGAAAAAACGCGGCGGCTCACCACCGTTCCCGATGAGTATTTGACTGCGGTAGAGATAGCGCAGAAAAAGCTTTTCCCACAGATTGTGGACATACTTCGGCAGTTGACTGTTGACTCGGCAGGTAACTTGGTTTTGAATAGTACCAACCTTGCCTTGGCTTCCGATGTGAAGCAATTGGTTCAGCAGATTCTTTCAGATTCGGAATACATCACGGCGGTCAGTGAATATGCCAAGCAGATGGGTCAACAGGCCAAGGTCAGTAATGACTTATTCGCTAAGACCTTTGAGGGATTTACTCCACTTCCAGTGAGTCAACAGTTGCTTAGAACTACCCAGCGAAACGCGGTTGACTTGCTTGTCAATGCCATCGGAAACCAACGCTTTGCCGATGTGGTTCGGGAGAATATCGAAACAGCCATCAGTTCCAATGCAGGCTTTACGGAAACGGTCAAGCAGCTTCAGACCATTGTGACCGGGGATGAGGAAATCGATGGGAAGCTTTTGCAATATAACAAGCAGATAGCCCATGATACATTTGCCATAGCTGATAGGAATTACACCAGTGCGGTAAGTGAGGAACTGGAAGCTGAATGGTTTTTCTATTCGGGCAGTGAGATTGAAACCACAAGGCCATTCTGCTCAGTTCGACACAATAAGTATTATTACTATAAGGAGATTGAATCCTGGGCGGATTTGAAGCCTTGGGATGGTCAGATACCTGGAACAAATTCCAAGACCATTTATTCTTATGCTGGTGGTTACAATTGCAGGCATTCAATCATACCTGTATCTATTCGGAGGGTGCCTGAAAAAGTAGTTATGGAGGCGATTCAAAAGTGGGGTTTTGAACCCACTCAGACCGAGGCTGACTTGCTTGGATTATAAAAGCCGCCTTACGGGGCGGCCAATTCACAAACAACCAAACGGAACAAATATATTACTTTTTCTTTCTAATGCTGAATTGGTCAAAGCATAGCAATGCCAAGCATAGCATGAACATCAAATATGATAGTATCATGTTATCATCCACCACCAAATGATGAGACACACCGAGATAGCTATAGGCCAAAAACAGCCATCGAATTTATCCTTGATATATTTCATATCACAATTATAATCATAAAATAGTATCTTTGATGATTATATTTGTATAAAAATCACCCCTTTATGGACCATCTAAAGAAAGCAACAAGCATGAAGACAGGTCGGGTGGCCATGCTTCCACCATCCATCTACAACAATCCAGCTCGCATGGCTTCGGGTGGATGGGTGCTGATTGAAACCCCACCCAGAGAAATAGTGCAGGTAAGCGACAACAGATATGTAATACTTGAAACCAATCAGACAGCTCCAGCAGAGCCCACTGTTGATACCTTAACATCGGACCAACCGACATCCGAAGAACCTAAAAAGAAAAGTCGGAAACCAAAACAATCTACAAATGATAGACCTGAAGCAGCTGAATGAGTTTGCTGGCATCGAAGCGGAAAACTTCGACCAGTTTAAAGAACAGTTCCAAACCAAGTTCGTACTGAAAGAAAACGTGGTCAAAGACCCCGACTTGACATCAGCCATCACTGGCAAAGTGATGGGAAGCCAAATGACCAAGATCAGGCAGATGTTCAAAGAGGAAGGTATTGAAATCACTGAAGAGGAAACCAAAACGATTAAAAAGAATGAGGAACTCTTTCAGCTCGGTATGAACAAGCTTAAGGGTACCTATATAAACCAACTCGAAGATGTCAAAAAATCCTCCGCACTTGGATCAGATGAACGGTTACGCGAATACGAAACGCGCATCCAAAAAATTGAGAAAGAAAAAAACGACATTAAATCTGCTTGGAAAAGCACTGGCGAAGAGTTTGAAAAATACAAGTCCGACATTTCCGCTTCAATGAAGCAAAAGGAGATTGACTATAAGGTATCCAAAGCAAAAGAATCCCTGAAGCTTCGCGCCAAGATAAACGAGGCCGAGCGTGCTGGATTTGAGTCAATACTCAAGAACCGACTTAAGTTCGACATGGATGATAGTGGTTCATTGGTCATCATGAACGGCAATGGTGAGCGCATCAAATCCAAGGTGAAGGCTGGTGATTTCATGCCTGCCGAGGAAGCCATGCAGGAGATAGTCAATGAGCTTGGCTTAGGTGAGACCAATCCACATGCTGGCAAGCCTGCCCCACAGGTACCATTAACAAACCAAGGCTTCGGACTTGGCAACCGCAATCCTCGCCCTATGCCTAACCAACAAGCACCGGCAATGGCAGCAGGAAAGCGCATCCATCCTAGGGCTTCTAAATAACACTCTTTTAATTAAGATATGGAGGCTGTGAGAAATCACGGCCTTTTTCATTATATTTGCATCGGTGCGTGCCACTGCAATAGTGTGGATTTGTTGCAAGCCACTGCAATAACAGGGCAAACTCAACTAATTCTAACTTTAATCCATACTAAACCATGTCATGTTCTTCAACTCTGCTCGCTTGCCCAGATGTGCAGCTTGAGCTTAATTCTTATTTCACCACTTGTAATGTTGCTACCCTTGGCCGCGATTCAGCTTTCTTGGGTATGCTTACCTCGCCTGAGAACGTATCTGGAATCAACCAGGTAGTTAACCCAGGTGGTGCCAAAACTCGCACTGTAATCCTTCGCTACGATTCAGGTATTCCTGTTGCCAATGTAGAAGAAGTAACCGAGTGCAACTTGGACTGTGCCGCTACCAACCAAGGTGGTGACAACTCCGCTGAATACTCAATGGATATTGCCAAAAGGTTA